ACATCTCAGATATGCTTACAGACGAACAAGAAAAGAAGATTGTAGATTATGTCCGTGCCGCTTCTAAGATGTCCTTTGACAGGATATCCCGCAGGTATGACCATTGGCGTGACGCAGACAGAGCACATGATGTATGGGTACCGGCTGACAGCACAAAGTTTCGTGAAAAAGCAGTAGTAGCAGATACAAGGGCTATTGCAGACACAGTCTTAACTTATCAGATGGCGGCTCTAGCGGGTCGTAATCCTATGTTCCAACTTGAAGGAATGAACAGGAAGTCCAAACGAGCATCGTTAATTCTAGAAAGATTACTACACCAACACATGAGGCGAACAGCAGGAGAGGCTCGTCTAGCACAAATGTTGTTAGACAGTATCCGTTATGGCTTCGCACCTACAAAAATTATTTGGGACCCAAAAGAGAATACTAACAAAATAATAAACTCAGACCCTCGTAAATGTTTTCCAGACCCAAGGGTTAACTGGGGCGATTGGGAGAGGATGCAGTTTATAATATTTTCGGACTACATTTCTACTAATGCACTACTTGCGGGTGGTATGTATCCGAAGGTTGCCAAGTATCCCGGTCTCAGACGTAAAGGTAAACGACAATCAGGTTGGGATGCACACAAGCATTGGCAAGAAGAGGGGCGTGGACTTTCGATTAATCCAGAAGAGCCATCAGGAAGCGAAAATGGACACCACTTCACGCTCGACCAAGCTCGTGTGGTAGACGAAATGTGGGTTCGGCTTCAAGGCTACGAGATAGGAGTACCGTCTCTCGAACAAGTGTGGATGGTTGTAACAATCTTAGACGAGGAAGCTGTCATAAGGTGTCAGTTAAATCCTTATGGTCAACAATTCCCTGTGGTTGTCGGTGGACTATACCAAGATAATCACAAAACATTTAGCCAATCGTTATACGATTTGTTACTTCCATTGCACGAAGTTTCTACATGGCTGTTACGCTCACGAATTGACAACGTACAAGCTGCGTTGAACAACTTAATATTCGTAGACCCTACACAGGTGTCTGTGCCAGATTTAGTGGACAGAAATCCTTGGGGTGTCGTAAGAACCATGCCGGGAGCTAAGCCGGGAGACGGTGTTTTTATTGCTGAAGTCCCAGATGTAACGAGGGGGCATTGGAACGATATAGCCGCAATGAGCGATATGAAGCAAAGGCTGTCTGCCGCTTCAGACGCACAACAGGGAGTACCAACAGGAGATGTTCGTACTGCAACAGAAATACAAAGACTTACTCAACTTGGGTCTCAACGATTAGGGGTCATCGCAAGAATTATGTCGGCAACTACTGTCAGACCTATGGTTCGTATGATGACACAAAACCTTCAAGACGCAGTGTCTCTAGAGGGTTCACTAAGGATTGACACCGAAAATATGTCAGGTGGTTTAGTCAAGATGGCAGAGGATGGTTATGTAGACTTTGATGTAACTGCGTTGCAAGGCGACATAGACTATCTTGTAATTGATGGTACACTACCATTAGAGCCTAGTCGTTCTCCAGAAACTTGGATGAATATGATACAAGTTCTTAGTCAAAGTGGACTACAGATGGAGTACAAAACTGGTAAGATTGTAGAAGAAGCAATAAGAAGCATGGGTATAACCGATGTTGAACAATTTAAAATAAGCGAAGAGGAAAAAGCTCAAGGACCAACACCGTCACAACAAATGGCACTGATGGAGAAAGCCCGTGGTGCTAGTGTCATGCCTCAAGAGGAGCTTATGAGAGAGGCAGAAAAAGGAAATGTTAAACCAATGGCTGAAGGGAATTAAACGTATGGGTAGGAAATCATATGACATCGAAAAAAATACGGGTCTAACCCCCTTGGCTAAAGAGTATATTAAGCTTGTGGTAACTGAGCAACTGTCTGGAGTTCAAGAGGAAATCAGGTCTGTCTTTAGTGAATTAAAGGTTGCTATATCTTCTATGGACAACGGTTCTGCGTTAAATAAACGCATGGACGACATAGTTTCTAAAATAGCTTATCTTGAGAAAAGATATAAAGAAGATGATAAGTTTACTTTGACAAAGGCAAAGATGATTAACTTCATAGAAGAGCAGGATATAAAATGACCGCTACACCAACCACGCCAAAAACCGAACAGCTACAATTTAGGTCGGCTAAGACGGGTGTTCACAATTTAGACACCTATTTAGAAGCGTGTGAGTTTGGTACGTCAACTCTTCCTGTAGTCTTAGGTTCATTATTTACTTCAACAGGTACAATTAATCCCTCGTCTGTACAGTTCAGGGTAAAACCGAACGATATAGAAAACACCTTACAAGCCAGATTTGGTGTGTATACTAATGATAATGATGGTTGGGCAGACCTCAATCAAACTATCTTTAGGCAAAAGGGTGTATACGCATCTGGCACAAACTATAATAGATTAGACTTTGTCGAGGACGACAACAAGATATGGGTATGTAAAGTTGCACATACGGCAACAGCTACGTTCAATACCTCGTACTGGAATGTTGTTTTAGATGGTAGTGCTAGTTTAACATCAATTAACACTTTTAACACAACTTCAGCACCAAGGATTAAGAACTTGGAGAACGAAGTTTTGTTACAGCTTGGTATCGTATAGGAGATAAATTATGTCGATGAGTACACTAAAAGAAGTCGTTGAGGCGATTAAGACCCGAAGTCTTGCAATAGCAGGAACGACAACGGGAACAGTAGCAGGTTCAACCGCAAACGATATGGTCTACATCGCAAAAGCGGTAGAAGCCATTACGGGTGCAGACGCATTGTTGCAACTATTTGATGAGGCAAACGAGCCATCAAAACTACTAGATTACTCCACTGCGACAAGCGGTGTGTGGACGCTAAGTATTGATGACATCTCCAAGCCTGTTATCAAACTTACTCAAGCTTCGACACCAAGCCAAAGCGAACTTACTATAGTTGTACCAAACCGAGCGTTTACTGTTGTTATCAAGAACACTACTACTAAGACTGTACGAGTAAAATACACAGGTGCTTTAAATGCAGACACCGCAACTATCCTAGCAGGTAAAACTGGTTGGGTTAGTGGAGATTATAATTCCGCAGGAACTAACCAAGTATCTCATGTTGTTGATGTCGAAGCCATTACATCGGCTCTTACGACTGTAACAACTACACGAGGAGATATGATTTATCGTGACGGACCTCCTAACGACACAACCTTTACAATCGGAGTAAGGGTAAAGGTAATCAACTCATCAAATTATTACGAATTTAAGTTACCAGAAGACAATAGTTATTCTGTCGATGTTGACTTCAACATGTGGCAGGGAAAGACTTACATCTTTGACGTTTCAGACACCACAATGTCTGGACACCCACTAAAGTTTTCTACGACTAAGAATGGAACTCACGCATCTGGTGCAGAACTTTTAGACATCGCACCGACTGATAGCTCCAACGACATTACATACACAGGGACAGCAGGACAGACGAGTGCGGTGGTTACTATTGTAATGCCCGCAAATGCTACTGCCGATGCTATTTATCCGTATTGTGGAAGCCACACTGGGATGGGTAAGAACTCTGAGTTTAATATTTCTACGACTACAGGCGAAGTCAGGTTGCCATTAGGTGCAACTGGCACAGCACTTATCGCAAATACTGGCAACGGTGTTCCAGAATGGGATTATGTAGGAAAGCATATTGGCTTTCATTATCGTACAGACAACGATTTAACATGCCGTGTTGCAGACCCAAGGTGTCCCGGTTATCCCGGCACAGCAGGGAATGGTTTCACACGAGCAGATTTTTCTCTACAGAAAGAAATCACAGACAGCACAAATTTCCCACTTCACGCAAACAAAGGAATTTATCCACAGCCTTTCGCAAGGATTAATAACGGACCATATTATGGTGGTTCAGCTATTACCATGTTCGCTGACGGTGCTCCTAAACAGGCAAACTATTGGGGAGGAAGCTCAAACTACAGGTTCGGTAACGTACAAAACACCAACAACCCTTCTTGGACACCGACTGTTTACAGGGATGCTACAAAAGGTTACGACAAGGAAGTCAGATACCTACAAGATAGCAACATAGTCCAATGCACAGGTAGTTATGACAGTTCATACATGCTTGATGACCGTGGACAGATGTGGGCTGCGGGGTATAACAATAACAAACAACTCGGAGACGGAACAACTACTACCCAATATAGATGGGTGCCGGTAGTATTTCCCGGTAGTGCAGGTAAGATTGTACAGTATGTGTTGCCTCAAGGACCAAGCAACAACATCACAGTGATGGCGTTAGACGAAAACGGTAAGGTCTTTGCTTGGGGTTATAATGGACACAACCAAGTAACGAGTGCAAACACAACATCACAAGGAACGCCTGTAGAGCTTACAGCTTTAACTGGCAAAGGCGTACACGCTATCATGGTTTCTGACTCGGGTTATCCTAGTTGCTACGCACTTTCTGGTGCAAGTGATGGATACAAGCTATATGCTTGGGGTTACAACGCTTACCATCGACTTGGAAACGGAACAACCAATGTTGTTGGAGCGGATACTCCATTCAACTGGACAGCAGGTTCAAACAAAAAAATTGCTAAGTTTCAAGCCTCAGGTTTCGGAAGTTACGGTGGAACTCTAGCTCTTAACCATGAGGGTGCATTGTACTACTCTGGTTATAATGGAACTTCACAAGCAGGAGACAACAACGCTTCTGGTAACAAGACAACGCCAACTCTAGTAAGTACATTTAGTACGTCTACCGCAGGTCTAAAAGTTATAGATATGTGGATGGTTA